GCGGACCTTTTCAATTTCCGAAGGGGGGACTTGCGATGATCGCCCCGGCAAAAAAATCCCCGACCTTGTGGCAACGGGTCACGCGGACCTTGTTCAACAAGGCCCACGGATACAACGCAAGCACAAGCACGCGACGCCGGGGAAGACGCCAGGAAACCCAGGTCCGGGCGGAACATTACGCCCTGGACTACAACGACCGGCAAAGAGTAATCGCGACCCTTCTGGACTATCGACGAAACAATCCGATCGTCGCTTCGATTTGCCGGCTTCGGGAAACCGACGTCGTCGGTCCTGGGATCATTGCCCAGGCGCAAAGCGGGAACGAAGACCTGGATCTTCGCCTGGAAGAACTTTGGCATGAATTCAGTCGATCCCCGGACGTCACGCAAACGATGACCATGCGCGAACTTCAGCAACAACTTTCTAGTCTTCCTTTGATCTTCGGGGACGGGGGCCTGGTCCTTACCAATTCCGGACGGGTCCAAATGATCGAAGGGGACCGGATCGGGAACACGGAAGAGGAATCCGGGGGAATGTTTTCAATCAATAACGGATCGAACGTCGAAGGATCCAGAAGGTCCCGGATCATTAACGGGGTCGAAGTGAACAAGTCGAACCGCCCGATCGCGTACTATATCGGGACCAGATGGGACGGGATCCTTCGGGACGTCCGCCGGGTCCAGGCAAAGAACTTTATTTTTCATCGCAAGCGAATGCGTCCGACCCAGATCCGCGGGGTCCCGACCCTGGCGACAGTTGCGGACGATCTCCAGGACCTGGACGAATACGACGAGATCGAAATGATTTCCGCCAAGGTTTCCGCGTCCTTGTCCGCGGTCGTGAAACGCGAAGGGGCAATGGATTTTGAACTGGCGACCAGGGCGAACGACGACGCGGACGAACGCCTAGAAACTTTTGAACCCGGTCAATTTCAATATTTGGAACCAGGCGAGGATGTGTCCGTCATCAATGCCGGCGGACGCCCGAACGTCGACGCGATCGATTATTGCACTTACCGACTGCGCAAGATCGGATCCGCGATCGGGATCCCGGTCGAATTCCTTTTGATGACCATCGGACGGGTTTCCTTTTCCGCGGCCCAGGGAATGATCCTTCTTTATCAGCAAACAGTCGAAGCGGAACAAAGGGATCTCTATCCGGTCCTTTCCCGCCTTTGGCGTTGGAAGGTTTCGAACTGGATCGCCGACGGGCTGATTGACTACGATCCGCAACGCGAAGATCCGTTCAACGTTCGATGGCAACCGCCTTCGTTCCGATGGGTCAATCGGGTCGCCCAGGTCAAGGCCGACGTTTCATACTTGAACATGGGGGCGCAATCCCTGGACGACATTGCCGCATCGTTCGGGACCGATGCCCAGTCCGTTCTTGAACGCAAAGCGAAGAACATCAAGACCGCGAAACGCCTGGCGGAAGAGTACGGAATCCAGGAATGGCGGGACCTTTTCAATCCGATTCAAACGACCGCACAAGCAAACTTGACGGACCTGTTCGATCAAGATTGACGGACGCAACACAAGAAAAAGGGGAATCATATCATGCGAAAAATCGTCGAAGACTATCTGAAAAAACCGAACGCGGACCTTCTGAAAAAGATGACGTCTGAAGAACAACGTTTCGTCAAACGCCAGGAAAAGGCCGCCAAAGGAAAAAAGAATGGATGACCTTGTCCGACAAGGTATCGAAACGGGTCGAGGCTTCCCTAAAGGACAAGCTTGCCAAGCATCGGGAAAAAGTCGGGGATGATCCGCGAAAGCAAACGACCTTGCGAAAGCTCAAGATCTGCTTCAATCGGGGCGTCGGGGCGTACAAGACAAATCCGGGAAGCGTTAGGCCATCGGTCAAGTCCGCGGATCAATGGGCGCACGCCAGGGTCAATTCTTTCCTTTACGCCTTGCGAAACCTTCGTTTCCGATCCGGCAAGCACGACCAGGACCTTCTTCCTTCCGGGCATCCTGCAAAGGCGAAGGAAGCATCCGCCTTGCAAGAGTCTTACAAACCGACCGAAGGAATGGTCGAAGAAGCAAAGCGCGGACTTGCCTGGCGACGTGAACACGGACGGGGGGGAACCGCGGTCGGGATCGCTAGGGCCAGGGACATCGTTTCCGCGAAGAACCTTTCCGCGCAAACAGTTAAACGAATGTTTTCATTTTTCAGTCGCCACGAAGTCGACAAACGGGCCGAAGGATTTCGACCCGGCGGGGATGGGTATCCAAGCAACGGACGAATCGCCTGGGCATTGTGGGGAGGGGATCCGGGCTTTTCTTGGTCCCGTCAAATTGTTGAACGTCTCAAAAAACTAGAGGAAGAAAAAATGCCGATACCAGTTCCGAACGCCGGAGAATCAAAAGAAGAATTTATCGATCGTTGCATGATGGACGACGTCATGGTCAAGGAATACGATTCCGACCAACGCCGGGCAATATGCGAAACGCAAGCAAGTTACCAGGACGAACCGGTCGAACGTAAGGAAGAACTTTCCAGGAACGAACAAAGGATCTCTTTCCAAAGAAAACCGAAACGTCGCGGTCGTTATTCGATCGACCAGACCAAAGGGGCCATGACAAGCGTTTCCTTGATCCAGATCGGGGAAGCAAAAGGGCATGGAATGTTCATTGACGAAGAAAGTCTTGAATCCGCCCTGGACGTTCTGGGGGAAAATCTTCCGGCCTACGTCACGCACGAAGGCGCGATCGAATCCGATCGTCTACTGAAAGAAGTCGGGGTCTTTTCCGGATTCTTTATCGAGGAAGGAAAGCTGAAAGCGGAATCATTCAAGGCCCTTTCAAGTTTTCGGGAAGATGAACCGGAAAGATTCCGGAGACTTTTCGACCTAGCGGAATCAATGCCGGACGCCTTCGGGCTTTCTCTGGTCTTCGAACCAGAACTGGTTTGGATCATGGAAGACGGGACCGAACTTCCGATTGACAAGGGATCCGCAAAGAATGCGATCCGGGATCTTCCTTCCGTCCGGTTTAAATCAATAAGGTCCGCGGACTTTGTTGACGCTCCCGCCGCTAATGAAGGCGGACTATTTTCTGCAAATTCACAAACAGGGGAAAAACTAATGGACGAAGAAACAAACAACGAAGACGAAAAGGTCGTCGAATTTGACGAACAAGCGACCGACCAGGAAGTCGAAGAACAAACCGAACAAAACGAAGTCGATCCGATCGACGCCTTGAAGGCGGAAATCGAGGAACTGAAGGCCACGATCAACGGGCTAAATTTACAGGTCGAAGAACTGACCGGAAAACTAAGCGACGCGAACGACGAGAACGCGAAACTTTCCGCATCCGTAAAGGGCGAAGAAGTCCTGGCGGAAGGGGACGCCGACGTTTCCGACAATTCGACCCAGGACGTCGTCGAAAAATTTCAAGCCGCTAACGGGGCAGAAGCACAAAACATCTGGAAACAGTACAAGCACGAAATCATCGCATCCCTTAGGAGGGACTAAGTTATGGCCAATACAATCAACTCTTCACTTCACAACAACATAATCGCCGCGTCTGCGCTCGATCAATTCGTTTCGATCCTTGCGCCCTTGAACGCTTTTTCGGCGTCCTTTAACGACGAGGCCGCCCAGAAGGGGAAGACGATCAATATTCCGACGTTGTCGAATACTGCATCCGCCATCGACTTTTCCGGGTCTTATTCTTCAATGGATACGACCTACGGAACGACGACCATCACGTTGAACAAGCACAAGATCGTCACTTGGCACGTCACCGACACTGAATCCAGTCAATCGTCCGCGGTCGAACTTCAGCGCTTCGGATACCAGAAGGGCGGGGATCTTGCCAAGGCCGTCTTCCAGGACATCTTGAGTGAAGTGACGAATACGAACTATTCTTCGAAGATCACAGTCACCGCGGCAAACTTTGATGCCGACGAAGTCGCCGATCTTCGCGAAGACGGAATCGATGCGAATCTTTTTCCGGATCAATGTTCCTTAGTCCTGGCAAACGACTATTTTACAAGCCTTTTAAAGGACACGGACATCAGTCACGCAATGAACTACGGATCCGCCGAAGTCGTCCAGGGGGGAAGGATCCCGTCCTTGTTCGGAATCAAGGGAATCTTCGAATCCAATTCGATCCCGGCAAACTCCGAAGATCTGAAAGGTTTCTACGCCCATCCTTCGGCCCTTGCCGTCGCCATGCGCTACCTCGAGCCGCTCAACGGGCAAGAGTACATTTCAACCCGTCGTTTGACTGACGAAGCGACCGGGATGGTTATGGGTTACCGCGAATTCTACGAACCGGCCTCCGGTAAGCAAACCGCCGTTCTTGAATGCGTCTACGGATACGAAGTCGCAATCGCCGGCAACTTGATCCGCGTCGTAGCTTCCTAAGATGGCAAAGCACGGGACCATAATCGGACGCAAGGGGGGCAAGTTGTCTTCTATCGCGGTCGGGTCCGCATCCGAAATGCGGGACAAGTTCAAGCACGATTCTTTCCAAGGCTTCGAACAAGTTTGGATCCTGGACACGTCCGGGGGACATAAGCGGAAGAAAGGATCGCCGGTCGCAAAAAAGGCCGCGCCGAAAGGAAAAGGGTAAAACAGACTTCCATGTCGTTTTGAAACCAGGGCGAGGACCAGTTCCGGACCCTGGTTTCATTTTTTAAGATGTCACTATTCAACGAAGAAAGCCTGGGGTTCGATCTGGACTTCATGGTCAAGCAAACCGGAAAGGAACTTGTCGGGGTCCGCCCGGTAGCAATCAAGGACCTGGTCTTCATCGGATCCTTCGAGTCTTTGGAAGAAGGTTTCGAAGTCGATCTTGCCGGTCGGGAAATTCAACTGGATTCGGAAATCGTCATCAATGGGTCGAACTATTCCGCCTTGCCGACGAAGGGGGCATTATTGAAGGACCGGGACGGGAACCATTACAAGGTCCACGAGATCAAGCGCGAAGATCCCGGTCCGGTCTATCGGATGAAAGTCATTTCCAGATACCAGTCGGACGCATGACCAGGGCATCCAGTCTTCAAGATCTTTATCAGTTCGAAAAGCATTTCGAAGATGCGGCCAAGACCTTCCTGGAATCTGCCACGGGGATCGACGTCTTTACTTCCGCGAGCGGGGACGATTTCGTCACGCCCAGGATCGAGATCCAATTCACGACCGGGGACGCGATCTTGCCGAACGACGCCCCGATCGATTCTTTCCCGGCGTTGGCCCTGGGGGAATATCGCAAGCATGACGCAACTTTTGAAGTCCGGGTCATTACGGACGGGACCCAGGGACAAACCAGGGCATCGCATTTTGAATACGTCGGGGAAATACGGGTCGCCCTTTTGCGATCTTCGACGAACTGGAACGCGACGACCCTTCCGTTTTATGGTTTGAAGTTCATCCGCCAGGTTTCCACGACCAGGGAAACGGACGGGGATTTCCAGGTCACGACAATCGCATATCAGATCTTTTTTTCTATCCGGGACAATGCGTTCCCGACGACTACGACGACGCCCGCGCCATAAAGTTGACGCACGTCCTTTTATTGAAACCAGAAACCAGGGGAAAAAACTATGGCAATCACTTCAGACGGAACGCAAGCATTCGGAATCGAATCGAGTCCGATCACGATCAACGCCGTGACATACGTCGCGGAATCTTTGACTTTTAATTTTACCGGCTCCAGGGCCGACGTGAACGATTCGAACGGGGAACCTTTAGGATCGACAGTCATTCCCGGACGGATTGAAGTTTCCGGCACGATTCAACTCGCGACCGGTACGACTGCAAACGACGTTCGCGGACTGACCTTCGTCCTTTCCGGGACCAGGGCCGACGGAACTTACTTGATCGTTGACTGTTCGGAAGCCCAGACGCAAGGCGACTACGTCAAGGTTTCCTTCAACGGATATCAGAAGATCAACTGATCCGGAGAATGTGGCGAAAGGAAGCCGGATCGCGGACCTTTGGTCGGAATACGCCGACCGAATAGAACAAGCGAACAGGAAGGAAGCGAACGACTTCCTTCTTGCCTGGATTCCTTTGCCGCCCGAACGATGGGGGGATTTCGAAATCCTTCCGCTCACGCCCAGAAAGTACGCCCTTCTAAGCGTCGAAGACTTTTGGACGGACGAAGCGGGGGATCCCAGGATCCCGATCTTGCGATTCCTATGGGTCATGTCCCCGGAGTTTTCAACGGATCCGGAAGAAGCAAGGGCCTTTCGTCAAAGGAATTACTTTGCGGACTTCGAAGGTTTCAACGACCGGATCTCGTCCTTCATAAATCGGGCCTTTGAATTTTCCCCAGGTTCATCCGGGAAGTCTTCCGGATCGACCGAATGGATGTCCTACTTGATCGACGCCTTCGCCCATCAATATGGTTGGTCAGTCGATCAGATCCTGGACTCTCCGATTCATCGATTGCTTGTCCTTCTTCGACGGATCCGGGAACGCAATTCGGACCGCCCGGTCAAATTCAATTCCGAAGGGGATCGTCTGCGCCAGGAATTCATGGATCGAGCAAACGAAAATTTTCAAAAAGAGGTTGATAAGAACTGATGAGCCTTTCGATCTTGGCACGCCTGGGGCTTGATTCTTCCGACTTCAAAAGCGGATTAAGAAATGCGACGGACGAATCAAAGTCCTTCGGGGAAAAATTGTCCGCGTCCATTACTACCGCCGCCAAACTTGCCGGGGCCGCCTTGGCGGGACTCGCGATCAAGGGGACCGCGGATATGGTAAAATTTCAAAAAGGGGTTTCCGAAGTCTTTACCTTGATGCCCGGCATTTCCAAAAAAGCGATGGGGGCAATGGAAAAGGACGTCCGGGAACTTGCCCGGTCGATGGGGTTGGATTTGACCGATACAGTCTCTTCCTTGTACCAGGCAATAAGCGCGGGGGTGGACCCGAACAACGCGATCGACTTTCTTCGGACTTCAGCAAAGACCGCGATCGGCGGGGTCGCATCCTTGGAAGATTCGGTCGGGGCATTGACTACAGTCATCAACGGATACGGAATGAGCGCCAAGGAAGCGACCAAGGTTTCCGACGTCTTGTTCTCAGTCGTTAAAAACGGGGTCACGAATATGACCGAACTGGGGCAGAACATCGGAAAAGTCACGCCGATCGCCGCATCCCTGGGGGTAACGATCGAAGAGGTCGGGGCAATGTTTACAGTCTTGACGAAACAAATGGGCGCAGGAAAGACCGCGGAAGCGGGAACTGCGATCCGGTCCATGCTTGCCGAACTTGCGAAGGAGGGCATGAAGGCAAACGAAAATTTCAAGGCCCTGGGCCAGGGTGGATTCAAGGAATTTATCTCGAACGGGGGCCAGGTCGGGGAAGCCCTTATGATGATGAAGGAAAGGGCGGAAGCGTCCGGCAAGTCCCTTATGGATATGTTCCGGGGAGTGGAAGCGGGGAACGGAGCCTTGATGCTTGTCACGCAAGGCGGGAAGGAATTGTCCGCGCAACTTCAAAACATAAACAAGGACGCCGGGGCGACTGAAACCGCATTTGCCACGATGGAAAAAACAGTTTCCAGGCAGATCGACAAATTGCTTTCGAACTTCAAGGAAATGGGATTGCAAATCGGGGAAGCGTTCTTGCCCGTTCTGATCGATCTTCTTCCCAGACTTTCAAAAGCATTCATACAAATCGGACCGGCGATTGCGGAAATCGGAAAAGCATTTGCGGACGTCATGCTTTTCATCGGATCCTTCGGAAAGGAAATCGCCGCATCGGTCGGATTTATGATCAAGTTCGCCCTGGTCGCGAAAGGAATGATGATCGTCGTCACGCTTGCCAAGGGTATGCGCGCCCTTG